GAGATGATGGTACATCAGGTTCATCAGGTACATCAGGAGATGATGGTACTTCAGGTTCATCAGGTACATCAGGAGATGATGGTACTTCAGGTTCTTCAGGAACATCAGGTTCTTCAGGTACATCAGGAGATGATGGTACTTCAGGAACTTCAGGTTCATCAGGTACTGCAGGTTCATCAGGTTCATCAGGTAAAACACCAGCATCTGGTACATCAGGTACATCAGGTACATCCGGTGGTAGTGGAGGTGGTAGTAAATATTTCATTAATCTAGCAAGTAGTGTATTCCACACAGATAGAATTAGTGCTGCTACTATTAAAATTTATACTGGTAATAGTGTAGAAGGTTGGAATGGTTCTCAATGGAATGGTACAATGAGTTTTGGAGTTGGTACGTCTATATCAGCAGGGAATCAAGCAATGTATGGTATAAAAATCCCACATAGACAGGATTGGGAGTTAAAAGCATCACGTCAACATAAACTTTGTGCTACTATTTGGGCTGGAAAATCTGCCCCAGAAGTAACTACAACTGGAAAAATTTATTATGCATTAGGTCAGTGCTTTCAAACTGGAACTGGAACTATGGAAATTGCAGGAAGTAGTGGTTGGGAAATTGCAGGAAGGGAAGAACATTCAGATTGTTGGGGAGTTTCTTTTAGTGAAACTGCAGCATTTGCAGAATGCGATCATGCATTTTTTGGATTTTCTTATGATTCTGGACAAGAAGGTGAAGCAAGAGAGTTTTATGTAACTTGGAGATGGGATATAGAAGGACAAACTTTTTAAAATAATTTGGGTTATAGTATTTATTTTATTATATTATAGATAAAATCTTATATAAGATGTCTAATAATAAATTTAAAATTAATTTTATTAATGGTTTAACTTTAGAAGTAAAAAACTCTCCAAATAATGAATATTATGTTGAGTTTATTGATCAAGATACTAATAAAGTATACTTTCAAACTACTTTAAAAAATAATCATTGGGCTTCTCCTTCTCCAAAATATTTTTTAAATTGGAAAATTCTAATTAAAAATCTAAAAGGAGAAGTTGTATATGAGTATTTATACAATGCTAAAAATAAAAGAATATTTATTAACTTTGAAAGTAATGCTATTGGAGATACATTAGCATGGTTCCCCCATGTTAAAAAATTTCAAGATAAACATAAATGTCAAGTAATAGTAAGTACATTTCATAATGATTTTTTTAAAGAAAGATACCCTGAATTAATATTTTCTGACAAAGGATCAGTAGTACATAATCTATATGCCCAATATAATATTGGGTGGTTTTACGAAAAAAATGATAAAATAGATTATTTAAAAAATCCAACTAATTTTCGATTACAAACATTAGCAAAAACTTGTACTAGTATATTAGGTTTAAATTATCAAGAAACAAAACCTTTACTATCATTTAAAAATACTGGATCTACTATAAAGGATAAATATGTAGTAATTGCTCCTCATGGATCAGCTCACGCTAAATATTGGAATAACCCAGGAGGTTGGCAGACTATAATTGATTATTTAAATAAAAATAAATATAAAGTAGTAATGATTACAAAAGAACCTTTAAATGATGAATGGCATGATTCAAAATTAGGAGGTACATTAACTGGGGTTATTAATAAAACAGGTGATTATCCTTTAAGTGAAAGAGCTAATGATATAATGAATGCAGAAGCTTTTATTGGTATAGGTAGTGGTTTAAGTTGGTTAAGTTGGGCATTAAATACTAAAACAATATTAATATCAGGATTTAGTGAAGATTATTCAGAAATGGAAAGTTGTAAAAGAATATCACCTACACTACCTAATGTTTGTAAAGGATGTTATAATTATCAAAGACTAGATGCTGGGGATTGGGAATGGTGTCCTGAGCATAAAGGTACACATAGACAATTTGAATGTACTAAATCTATACTACCTTCAACAGTAATTAATTCTATTAATCAACAGTTAGGAATTTCTTGATATTTATAACAAAATAAAATCAAAGAAATATGCCACAAAATTTTTTTTCAAACACAGGTATACTAGATGGTCAAATAGTAGAAGCAAATCAGGTAAGTCAATCTGTAGATGCTTTTACTGGTGCTAAAGATTATAGAATTACTTTAACAGGATCTATGGAATTATCTGGATCACTTTTAATGTCTGGTTCACTTATCAATGAATATTCAGGTCAATTTTCTACATTAGGATTAGGAACAGGTGCTCCAACGGCACCTACAATGTTGTATATTAAAGATACATCAACAGGAGAAGACCCAGTAATTATAATAGAAGATACTAACGGTAATGACTCAGCTAGAATAAGATTAAAAAACCCAGATGTAGAATATGATTTAGGTGCTTTTGGATCAAAAGGAGATGCTTTTATGGTTATACAGGATTCAACTTCATCTCCAGCATTTCCATTTGTTGTAGAAAAAGACACAGTTAGTTATACTTTATATGCTGTTGATGACAGTGTAGGTGTAGGTTTAGGAGCAAATACAAAAGTTATATTAAATCCCTTAGATGCAGGTTCTATTCAAGCAGCAGGGAGAATAAGTGGTAGCTCAATGAGAGCAGGTATTATATCAGCTAGTGCAGCTGGTGAAAATATTCATGGAACAGCATCATACGCTACTTATATAGAAACTGCACAAACAGCATCATATGTAAAAGCTGAAAATGTTGATTTTTTCTATTCAATATCACAGCAAATAAATTCGGCAGGAGAAATAGCTGCATTATCCGGATCATATGATGCTTTAAAAATATCTGATGTATCAGGACTTTCTATAAAAAATGAAGGACAAACGGATTACAGTATAGTTTTAAGTGGATCTGTTTCAGCAAATCAAGGTAAATTATTTTTTGGAGATGTAGATGGAGGAGAGTATTTAACATTTGATCAATTAGATACTCAAATAATAGCCGAAACAGCAAAATTCAATGTTCCAAATGAACTTTTAATTGCAGGAAACATAAATTTATCAGGATCAACAGGTGCTGTTAGTACTAGGAAATTAGTTATAGGGCCTGATGCCGCATCAGGTACAATAAATTCACCATCTGCATCTTTAGGTATTAATGATTTAGCATTTAATAGAAACAATGTAGCTTATATAGGTAATTATAATACTTCAGGCACTTCTAAATTAGCATTAAGTGCTGGTGGAGGTGGTGGAGCAAGTTTTACTAATATAGAATTATCAGCTTCAGGTGATGTTACTATGCCAAATGGTCAGTTAATAATGGATGGGACAGATAACCCATCCAGTCTAACAGATCTGCAAACTTATATGAATTTTGATCCTGTTATAGCTTCTTCAGGCTTTCAAAGAAGAATTTTTAGAAGTAAAGCAATTGAAACTAATTCTTCAACTGGAGTAACAGCATTTAGATTAGATTCAAATAATATGCCTACTCAAAATGGGATATATCATATAACTTTTGAATGTATAGGTACTAATGGTGGATCAACGCGTATGTGTTATATGAAAAGAGAAAAAGTAGCTTATTGGAGTGGAACAAATAGTAGATGGGAAATACAATACTCAGGTACAGGTGCTTTAGAAAAAATTAAACCCATTTATTTTAATAATGTTGAAATTCTATTTGATTATAACGGTTATCCTTCACCATCTCAAATGAATATTAAAATTAATAACGCTGATACTACAACAGTAAAATGGAATGGGTTAATTACAATACAAGCAATTTCAACAGCAATGCTTTCCTAAAAAAATAATTCTCAATAAAATATTTAATATGTATAACCGTAAAAAAATTAAAAAATGAGTGAAAAAAAAGTTTTAACAAAAGAAGAAATTTCTAAATTAAAGGAATTAAAAGAAACATTTAATAATCTTACAGAAGTTTCAGGAGTTGTAGAAATGCAACATTATAACATTCAAATAAAAAAAGAAAATTTAAAATTGAGTTTACAAAATTTGCAACAAAAAGAAGCAGAATTTGCCCGAGAGTTAGAAGAAAAATATGGGCAAGGACAAATTTCTTTAGAAACGGGTGAATTTTTACCAAATGAATAAATTTTTGAAAAAACTTAGTATATTTATCATAAAAATAACATAAAATGGCAGAAACATTAATTTCCCCAGGAGTATTAGCAAGAGAAAATGATCAATCTCAAATAACGTCGCAACCAATACAAGCAGGTGCGGCTGTTGTTGGTCCTACCGTATTAGGTAGGGTAGGAATTCCAAAATTAGTTACTAGTTATTCTGAATATCTAGCTAACTATGGTAGTACATTTACTAGTGGATCCGATACATACACTTTCTTTACTTCTATATCAGCATATAATTATTTTAATAATGGGGGTACATCATTATTAGTAACAAGAGTCGCTTCAGGATCTTGGGCACCAGCAACTACACCATTAATTCCAGCAATAGAGGATGAAAGTGGAGCTTTAACAGTAGGTGCAAGTATTTTAGGTAGCTTAACAAGTGGGGGATCAGGTGGTACAGCAGCAACTTACGCTGCTCCGTTTGTAACAACAACAGGAACAGGATCAGATTCTTCAGGTTCATTTGTAGTATCTACTGCTAATGGAAAATTATTAACAACTGCCGATGATTTACTATCAGAATTTGTAGCAGGTACTAATCCTACAAATGCAGGAACAGCTCAATACACAAACGTTACCTTAACACAAGGTTCTGTAAATAGTGCTATAGCAACTGTAGATGTAACAGGAACAACAGCCCCAACTATAACAGGTATCACAGTTACTACTCCAGGATCTGGATATGCAGCTGGAGTTATTGATATAGCAGCAGGTGCTTTAGGAACTGGACAATTAATAAATGCACAAGATGTACTTAGTATATCCAACGGTGCTGCATACGTCTTAGGAGCAGTAACAGGTCCTTTCACAGTAGCCCAAACTTCAACTACAGGTACAGGTACAGGAGCAACATTTACAATTACAGGAGACGGTACAAACGTATCAGCACTAGCTGTCGCTTCAATAGGTACAGGTCATGCAGCTACAAATGTAATTACAATTTCAGCAGCAGATTTAGTTACAGCAGGGTTTGCAGGAGCTACAGGAAACTTAGAAATAACATTAGCAGCCGCAAATGTACAAGATTCTAGTGCAGCACAAGCTACAATAGTAGATGCTAATTTATTAACAGAAATAACAGCAGCATCAGTAACACTAGCAGGAACAGGATATGCAATTGGTAACCAATTAACAATACCAGCAGCTAGTTTAGGTGGAGGTTCAGCAACAGATGCAGTATTTACACTTTCAGCAGCTAATATTACAAATGCAAATGTATTTACTTTAGAAACAATATCACAAGGTGATATTATGAATAGTGATGGTCCTGAAAATTCAAATGGAGCACTAGCAAGTGGTTCAGCACAAAACGTAAGATGGGAAATTCAAGCACCAAATACAGGATCAGGTGTATTTAGTTTAATAATTAGACAAGGTAATGATAATTCAAAATCAAAATCAATATTAGAAGTATTCCCGAACGTATCATTAGATCCAAAACAATCTAACTACATATCTAGAATTGTGGGAGATATGACGGATACAATAAGAAATGCAACAGCAGCAGATGTTTATGTTCAACCAACAGGATCATTTAGAAATGCTTCAAGATATGTAAGAGTAAAATCAGTAGATTTAAAAACTCCAGATTATTTTGATAACAGTGGAATTGCAAAAGCTGAATTTACAGGATCTATTCCTGGAGCAGGTAGCGGTTCATTCTCAGGAGCAGTAGGAGATAATATAGGTGGTGTAGCTGGAATTGGATATTATGATCAAATTAGTGATTCAGATTCACAAGGTTTAGGTGCAGTTCAATCAGACACATCAGCAGTAGTATTAGGATCATATCCACAAGTATTTAATCTATTAGCAAATAAAGATGATTATAGATATAACATCTTAACAGCTCCAGGATTATATAAAGCTAGTGGAACATGGTCATCAGCATTAACATTAGCATTAAGTACTGTGTCAAGCAGAGGAGATGCAATTTTAATAATGGATTTAGTAGATTATGGATCAACAGTAACACAAGTTACTACTCAAGCAGCTAGTGTTGATAACTCATATGCAGCTAGTTACTGGCCTTGGGTTCAAATTAATGATCCAGATTCAGCACAATTAGTATGGTGCCCAGCATCCGCGTTATTACCAGGAGTATATGCGTATAACGATAAGGCAGCTGAAGCATGGTTCGCTCCGGCGGGAATCAATAGAGGTGGTTTAAGTACAGTAGTACAAGCAGAAAGAAAATTAACTCAAACAAACAGAGATGATTTATACACTGGAAAAGTAAACCCAATAGCAACATTCCCAGGAAGAGGAGTAGTAGTATTCGGTCAGAAAACATTACAATCTCAAGCATCAGCTTTAGATAGAGTAAATGTTAGAAGATTATTAATTGAACTTAAGTCTTATATTTCACAAATTGCTGATAATTTAGTATTTGAACAAAATACAGCAGCTACAAGAAATAACTTCTTAGCTCAAGTAAATCCATATTTAGAATCAGTACAACAAAGACAAGGTTTATACGCGTTTAAAGTTGTAATGGATGCTTCAAATAATGGTCCCGATGTAGTGGATAGAAACCAAATGGTAGGTGCGATATATTTACAGCCAACTAAAACAGCTGAATTTATTTACTTAGATTTCAACATTTTACCAACAGGAGCTCAATTCCCGTCATAAAAACTAAAAATTTAGATATTTATAATAAAATAAAAACGAAATAAAATGGCAGTATTAAACCCGAACGAAATATTTTTCACAGCTTTTGAACCAAAAGTAGCTAATAGATTTATAATGTATGTAGACGGAATCCCAGCTTATATCATTAAAGGTGTTAGTGGAATGGGTTTCGCACAAGATGAAATTGTACTTAATCATATCAACACTTACAGAAAAGTGAAAGGTAAATTAAGATGGAATGATATTACAATGCAATTATTTGATCCAATCACACCATCAGGAGCGCAAGCTGTAATGGAGTGGACAAGATTACACCACGAATCAGTTACTGGTAGAGATGGTTACTCTGATTTCTACAAGAAAGATTTAACAATTGATGTTTTAGGTCCTGTAGGAGACGTAGTTTCCGAATGGATTATTAAAGGAGCATTTATTAAAGATGCATCATTTGGAGATTTCAATTGGGATACAGATGGTGAAGCAATGAATATTGATTTAACAATAGGAATGGATTACTGCGTCTTGAATTTCTGAAAAAAATCAAAATACTTTAAAGAATAGCTTGGCTTCGGTCAAGCTTTTTTTTATATTATATATGTATAATAAGAAATTAAGTTATAACAAATAAAATTTATATGGAATCCAAACAACAAATCCAAACTCCTAAACAAACGGCTCCAAGTAAGCCTAAGTTTAAATTCCCAACTGAAATAGTAGATTTACCTTCTAAAGGAATAGTATATCCTAAAAGTAATCCTTTATCATCTGGAAAAATAGAGATGAAATATATGACTGCTAAAGAAGAAGATATTATTACTAACCAAGCTTATATTAAAAAAGGAATAATTGTAGATAAGCTATTAGAAGCGTTAGTAGTAAGTGAAGGCGTAGATTTGGGGGATATGATTGTAGGAGATAAAAATGCATTATTAATAGCATCACGTGTCTTAGGTTATGGTTCAAATTATAAATTTACATATGCTGGTGAAGATCATGAAGTAGATTTAGGTGCATTAGAACCTAAAAAATTCGATGAGTCTCTATACACTAAAGGAGAAAATAAATTTACATTCCAAACACCACACTCAGAAAATTTAATTGAATTTTCATTAATGACTGATAATTTGGAAAAAAAGGTAGAAGCTGAGTTAAGGGGATATAAAAAACTTAATAAAGAAGTACAACCGGAAATGTCTACAAGATTAAAACATATGATTTTATCAGTAGATGGCAATTCAGATAAAAAAGATATTAGAGAATTTGTTGATAATTATTTTCTAGCACGAGATTCTAAAGCTTTAAGGGATTATATAGTTGAAATACAACCTGATGTAAATATGGGGTTTGATATTACAAAACCCAATGGCGATATAGAAGAGATTGTAATTCCGATAGGTGCAAATTTTTTTTTCCCTGACGCATAGTCAAGCCGTAGAATATAGAAGTAATTTATTTACCCAAATTCATGAAATAGTATTTCATGGTGGTGGAGGTTATGATTGGCATACGGTATATGACATGCCTATATGGTTAAGAAATTTTACTTTTAAGAAAATACAAGAACACTTCCAGGAAAAAAATAAACAATCTAGTAATACTTCCACTAATGATTTAGAAAGAGGAAGAGATATACTTAAACAAGCACAACGATCAGATCCAGCTAATGCCCAAAAGCATAAGTATATGGATAAATTTCCTAAAACATCTACTAAACC